TGGCTGTAGCTGGGTAGGCACTCAAGCGCCCTGGCTGCTCTCGAAAGATGACAGGACCGCGGTTAGCTCGCGGTTCGACATCTTGTCGTTAACGTTAAGGCCACGCTCTAAGCCGAGGGTAAGCAGAACGCGCTTGCTCTGCGTACGCCAGCCATCTGGGAGAGGCTCGTAGGCGGGAGCGGCCATCTCGGCCTCTACCTGCTCGGGCTCCTCAAGAGGAGAGCTAGTGGGTTCCGGGGCGTCATCTTCAACGGCGGGAGTCTCGACGAGAGGCTCCATTACCTCAGGCTCAGCCTGGGGAAGAACTTCAGTCTCAGGCTCCGGCTCCGGCCGATACTCCTCTGACGCCTTAACTAGCGGCTCCCCACGAACGAGAGCACGCAGCTCGTTCGGGTCTAAGTAGCGGTCCGAGTCGCTCTGAAGCCTAAGGGCTCCCCGCTCTACATGACCGATAACCTCCTCTAGGTGGTCGGCAATGTACTTCACTGAGATGGGAATCCGGCGACCTGCGCGGACTACGACATCCGCACCGATGCGGAAAGTCCGCTCACCAAAACGGTCAAGCCGACGTGCCATCTTTGTCTGCGGGTCACGTCCTGAGCCAAACGCGTAGATAACCTGGTCTTGGATCATGTGGCGCTCCTTGTTTTTTGCTTATATCAGCACAAAGGGGCACCGGCACAGTAGCCGGTGCCCCTCCGTACTGGGGTTGGGGCCGTTCCCCCTAGTTATCAGAAGCTGACAACCTGCGGGTAGAACTGGCGGTTGCCCGCACGGTTGTTCTGCGCGCCCAGGTTCTCCTCGCTCACCGGCGTAACCGAGGCAAGGATCGCGTTCGCGTTCGTCGTCGGGTTCGCGTCGCCGGAGTACAGCTCCAGCTTACGAACCGAGGCGATGTTCACGATCGACATGCCAACATCCTTCCAAGCGACAAACTTGATGATGTTGATGACCTTGTCGATGTAGAACTTGACCTGGTTGAGCACGTAGAAGCGCCCCAGGAAGTCCGGCGAGGTGAAGCAGTACACGTTGCCCGGGCGAAGGATGTCCGTCTTGATGGTACGGACATAGCGCTTGCCAAGAAGCAGGTTGTACTTGTAGCCGTTGACGACCGTCTCCGACTGGATCTTGTCGCCCTGGTCCTCGACGGTCCACTGAAGGATGTCGTTCCAGTCCTGCGACGTCATAAGGATCATGTCCGACTCTAGGCGGTTGCCGTCGAGCAGCTTCATGAGCCGAACCACGTCGGGGCGCTGGATAGGACGAACAACCGCGTCGTTCGTGGCCGCGATACGAGCAAGCTCGCCCTTCGTGACCGAGAACTCCACGACCGAACCCGCGCCGATGGTGGCCGCGTTGAGCGCCGTAGCGACGCCACCGTTGGCCTCCGTCTGGAGGGCCTGAACCGCGCTCTCGATGTGAATCGTGAACTCGCGGTCCTGGATCTCGCCCAGGTCACGGACGGCGTTCTGCTCGATGACCTTCCCGATTGGGAAGGCGTAAGCAAGGAACTCCTGCTCCGGCTTCTGGAACATCTCCGACATGATCGTGATGAAGGGAACCTCCACCTTCTCACCCCGGATGAAGTTCGCACGCGGCTCGCCACGGAACGTGACAACCATCGCGCGGCTGCGCGGCTCAAGGTACTCGATCTTCACGAGCGCGTCGTGATTGGTCGAGACCTGACACTGCGAGCGGTCGACGTTCTCGGGCGGCAGAACCCGCTCAACGAACGACGCCTCACGAAGGCGGTCCCGAATGTACCCACCGAAACGGGCAGCAATCTTGCTCTTTGCACCCGGATCGGAGAGCTGGCTGAGTAGCATCTCCTTGGCGTTCGACATGATGTGGTTCCTTTCCTTTCCTGGCCCTGGTTCTCTTTTGCCTTCCCTGGGGCTCAGGCGAAGGTCTGGATAAAGCGGAGGCGGTTACCGTTGCTGGCCGGAAGCCGCATGACGTAACCGAGCACGATGTTAGCGCCCGCGTGAGCCACAAGGCCCCAGCGCGCCACGCTGCCCGAAAGCGCGTTGTTCACAACGCCGCCCATGAGCGCCTGGCCAAGCGTGACGACACCGACGTTGTCAAAGACAACCGTGTCCGCCTCGAAGGTCGGGCCGATGATGGCCGAGAGCTTACGCGAGGCCTGAACACCGTAGTCGCCGCGATCCTCGATAACGAAGAAGCCCGGCTTCGCGGCGTCAGTCCCGCGCGCCCACTTGTACGACGAGTTGACCTGAACGATCTCACCGTCGATAAGGGGAACGGGCGAGGTGCCCTGGGGATTAAGCAGACCCACGTCTGCCACCTCAAGCGGCTTGCGCATAAGGCGGTCGAGGGTCGGCTGGATGATCTCGAACTTGCGATCAAACGATGCCATGGTGGTTCTCTCCTAGTTGCTTTCTTTACCTAGCCTTGGCCAGCCGAGCCTCAGCTGTAGGCGGACATTGTCTCTACGAAACCCTCTACCACATCACCGCTGTCACCGGCGGAGTAAAGCTCCCCGCTCGAAGCCCGCTTCTCGCCCGTCTGCGGCTGCTCGACGTGCCCGAGGCGGAACCCACCCGCTGTAAGCTCAACGGCCTCTTCTACGGCCGCTAGCTTAGTGACGGGAAGCTGCGCGATCTTCGCCACCTTCGACTCAAAGTCGAGCGCTGGCTCAATCCCGCGAACCTCCATACGGCGAGCAAGCTTCATCGTGCGAAGCTCGTGCCGAAGACCGTCGTTTTCCTCAGCAAGGCCGACGTTGGCCTCAGCTAGCTTACGCATGTGCTGCGCAGCCTCGTGAAGAACGCCGGGAACTTGCCCCGCTACCTTTGTCATCTTGTTACTCATGCTGTTCCTCACTTCCTAAGCTGCGCAAAAACCTGACCAAGATGTTTGTCGTTGGCCGATTTTACAGCGGCTACAACTTGTTGAGCGTAAGCGCGCTCGTGAGTGTCCGCGTCTGGGTCTGACGCCACCTTTACTGCGCGCTCTAAGAACGCGCGGCCAAGATCAACGTTAGGGCGAGTCATCGTTCCGATTCCTCACTTCCTAAGCTCCGCAAGCGTTTTGCTGCTGAGAATGCGGTCTTTCAGATCTTCAGCCGCCCAGGTTACAGACTTTGCACTCCTCCTCGGGTCTAGGTACTCTATCTTGCGCCCCCCCTGCTCGATAGCATCCGCCACTCGGCGGCCCGCTGAAGCAGCACCTTCCCCGGCACTACGTACTGCTAGCCCAGCGCGCTGGACGGCTTGTCCGGTACCAGCTAGCGCGCGATCTGTAGCGGTGAGTAGGCCACGACCAGCCTTTCCGGCCAGGTGCTTTGCGGCATCCGCAACGCCCGCTTCTTTCAACCGTTCAGCGTCAATGGTGGTTAAGGCGGAGGTCTTTTCACGCGCCTTCTGCTCAAGGAAAGCACGCGCAGCCTCCCGGCGTCCACGATCCCAATCCGCGTACGCGGGCCCGCCCCAGAAGTACTTTGCGCCAGACGGCCGAGCGTTAAGAATGTCCCGAGCCGCCGACTCGGTCATCTCATTCTTGGCTTGGTGCTTTTTGTACGCCTGCTGGTACTTTTCGGACTTGAACTCAGCCTTGGCCTTCTGTTTTTCGGATAGGCCTTTGCTCTCGGCTTTCGCCTTGAGCTTCTCAAGCTTCTCCTCCCACGACTTGGCCGTCTTCTCACTTCCGCCGAAAGGGAGGCCGAGTGCTTCTCCCACAGCGTCAAGCGAGGAAACCTTCAGGCCGTCAGTACGAAGAGTGTGGGCCGCCACGGCGTTATCCTGCCGCGGGGTCTCCGACAGATACTCAGACGTAGTGCGGACTGAGCGATCCTTCGCCTGAGCCCTGCTCATGGCAATGAGGCCAGCGTTATCCGGAATCATGCTGGACTCGCCGGGCTCCGTGCTCATACGGAAGCTCTCGTTGTGGGCCGGAAGCTCCGGGGGAGGTGAGGAAGGGTCCTGCGCCTGCTTGTAGACCTCTTGCATGAGCGCCTCAGCCGCCTTGGTCTGGCCAAGGCGAGAAAGCAGCTCAGCCTGGGCGACCTTGGCGCGAAGAACCCGCTCCGAAGCCTCCTTGCTGCGTGTCCAGCCGGCGGTCTTGCCCGTGTTATTCGGGGGCATCTGACCGTCAAGCTTGCCCGTGTGGTCAGCCTTGCTCGTCGGAAGGTCCGAGTTGCTGAGCGACGGGCCGGAAATGCGGCCCGACACTGTAGACTGAGCGCGCGGGTGTGCAGTCTGCTCCCCGATGAACCCGCTAGACATTACGTCTGGGCCGGGGGCGCTTAATGGCGATGTACCCGCACCCCCGGTGCCCACCGTAACGGGCGACGGGTGCGTGGAGGGATCAGTGTCCGCAGCCAGCTTTGCGACAAGGTAGGCGCTTTGCTCAAGCGCGGTCGCAAGCTTCAGCCCATAGGCGGCGTCATCCCGAATACGAAGGGCGCTCTCCTTCTTTTCATGCTCCCCGTGCTCGTGGTGCATGGAGCGCTCGTGCTCCTTCATGATCTTCTTTGCGCCCTCACGCTCCTTCTTGGAGAAGGAATCCTCCTCCGAAGCAGCGGTCTTGGCCCGGGGCTCCGCCAGCTCAGCAGCGAGGAAGTCCCCTGAGTCTACAGTCGTAGCGTCGTAGGCAGACGCAATCTTGAGGTTCCTGTCAGCGTCAGACAGGGCCGAGTTCACGATCTCGCTTAGGGACTTACCCATGGTGCTCTCCTCACACTGGCGGTGATTGAATGGCTTTTTGTGAAGTGATCATGTCTGGCACGGTACCGCTTGTTGGCGGGTTGGGCTGGGAGTATTCCTGCCTGCGGCGGTTGTACCCCTCCAAAGCCCGCTGCGAGTCACCTACCCCGTAGGGCTCCATCATGGCGGACTGAGCCTCCTTGATGAAGCTGTCGATCATCTCTACGGGATAGGTGGTTCGCATGGGTACCTGCTAGGTCACTCCACCCAGCCGCTCTCCTTAAGGATTTCAAGCGCACGGATACGCACGAGGTCGTCGTCCGACGCAACCTTGCCGGTGTCCGGGTCGATCCCGTTGTCAACGAGAGCCTGACGCGCCATCTCCAGCGCGGCCGCCTCAATCGCTGACTCCTTATCCATGTCCTGCATCATCTTGCGCTTCTGCTTCGAGCGGCCCACGCCCTTACCGACCATGTAGGCGCCGCCGGTCGTAGCCGTGCCAAGCGCGAGGCCACCCTTGTGCTCCTTGGCGAAGTCAAGAGCCTTGTCGGTGTTGCGACCGACAAAGTCCTTAGCCTTCGACAGGCCACCCTTGATGCTCTCGTAAACGCCCTTAGCGGCCTCGGTCTTCGCGTCGCTGGCCAGCTTGTACTGCTCGTCAACAAACGCGCGCGCCATAAGGCGGCCGATAGCGTCAGCCTCGGCGACCTTCGCCTCTACCTCGGCGTTCGCCATCTTCTCAGCCTCGTACTCCGGGCTGGTCATCGCGGCGGCCATACGGTCAAAGGCCTCGTGGTACGCCTCGCGGCTAACCTCGTTAAGGTCGATGCCGTTCGCCGCCGCGTACTTGCCAAGCTCGGCAGCAACGTCGGCAAACGTAACGGTGTCGGGGATGCCCGCCTTCTTCTCTGAGGTCTCACGCTTCTCACGCTTCTCCGCGTGCTCCTTGCGCTCCTCCTCCTCGGACTCAGCGGCCTCATGGTCAGCGGCGAGCTTGCTGGGCATAAGCTCAACGATAAGCTCGGCCACCTGGTCGTCTGTAAGAAGACTGAGATCCACGCCCTGATCGAGGGCGACCTTCTCTAACACCTGGGCAGCGGTAGCCAGCTCCGCGTCAAGGTCGGTGCCCGCGGTGTCCTGCTCAAAGATCTCTCGGATATCATCCATGGTTGTCTCCGTATCTCTCTACCTGTAGATCCTTTGGTCCTCGGCGGCGCGGAGCTGCCTATAAAGGATCAAACCATCAGCCCCGCTTTGCCGAAAAGGTGCTCCGCAGCCTGCACCAAACTACTTGTCTTGTCGACTAGCATAGTTTGACGGAGGGCAGCTCCAATGGTGTGCATCGCTTCAAACGAGCCGTTGTCTGCGATGAGTTTAGCCATTTTGCTGATCTGGGATCCCTCTTCGCCAGAGCGACGAAGATGCGATGAAATAAACTGTATCATAGGCCCGTGACCTAGGAGAAGTTCTCCGAGGTCCGGTTCAACCTGCGCACCCTCAGCTCCGGAGAGTAAGTCTAGGTCCAGATACTCTGCGGACTTTGGGAATAGAGAATGCGCCTGTTCTAGTACAGAAATTCGGTAGCCGTTGTACATCTCCGCAACCTTGTTTAGGAGCGGAGCGTTCAACTCTACGCGCCGAGATGAAGCAAGCTTTGGCCCGCTCTCAGACATGCGGCGCATGAGGAACGGGTCGAAGCTTGAACGCTCGTCCATTAGGGCGGAAAAAGCCGAAGCAAGCTTGGCGTCGTAGTGTTGAGGAGAAACTGCGTATGTGTTGTCTACGCCAGGGGCTCGGGTGTCGAACGTAGCGTTACGCTCGTCCAACGCCTTCTTGAGCAGATCGCCACCCTCCATCCCCGGCAACACCAAAGACTGGAACTCTCCGGGGGTAGGAATGATGCCAAGAGCAGCGAGGGTGGACAGCACCTTTCGTGGGTCAGAGCCCGACCCACGAACAATAACGCTCATGCTCAGCTCTGGCGTGGTGTCCGCATCCCTAAACGCGGCCTCAGAAACGCCGCCAGGGATTTCCTTCTCAATCATCGAACGCTTTGTCGATGCGTGAGACACCTTAGCCGAAAGCATGTTGAGGAGTTTCTCCAGCATACCGGCTGGAGGCCCTAAGCGCGGGGCAGACACTGGAGCATCTGGAGAGGACAGATGCCACATCACGCGGGCCGTTCGGTCTGCGCCAATCCAAACGAAGCTAATGTCAAAGAAGCGGGGGAAGTCGTTGTACACGAAGACCTTGCGGCCATCCGGGTACACCTTCCCGCCCTCGTTGATCATGTGCTGGCAGTAGTCAACCTTAGTCACCGCCAAGCCCCGGATCGGCCGGACCTTTCGGTGGTACTCAAGGATTGCGATTCCTGGGTGCCGATGGCGGGACTCGTCGTAAGTCTTCCAGGCTTTTTTGACTTCGTTCCAGTCTGTACAGATGGAACAAAGGTCAAAAGGAACCTTACACCCCATGCTTACGTCGACGCGCTCTCCCGCGCGAACTCGGTCAAGAATGGAGGTGTGGCCTTTCTTCTGGGCCTCTTCGTTGAACACGCGCTTGACCAGCTCAACCCGCTTCATGGCTGGGTTGAGCGTCGCAAAGATCACGTCACCAAAGCCCAACTGCTGCGGGTCCGTGTTCTTGTGGTGCGCGTATACGGTAGCTCCGTAGAAGCAAGGGTAGCCGTAGGGCCAAGCCTTCCCCTTCATACGGTCAGCTTCAGCGTTACACCCGATGTCGTCCCACGAGTGTAAGAGCCCGTTGAAGTCTAAGTGAGAGTTGTAGCCGTACCAGTCTTTGTTGGAGTTGGCTCCGTAAAACTCGGAGTACCCCATCGCGTTACAAAGAACGTACGTGTACCGGGGGTCTGGCTTTAAGCAGTCACAGAACTTCTGTGCCTCTGGAGCAAGCCCCGCCACCTTCTCCATCTCACCCGGACGAAGAACACGGACGAGGGGCTCCCCGTCGTGCTCCCCCGCGAAGTATGACCGCTTGATAAGCATCAGGGATTTGTGCGGAAGACAGACCGAATGCGGCCAAGCAGAGACTGCTGTGCCGGTGTAGCTGGCGGCGCTGAAGGCGGGCTGGAGGGAACGTTCCCCAGCATCTGAAGCGCTCGCTGTCGGCGGTTCTCTAGCTGCTCAATCTCCCGCGTAGCCCTATCTACCGCAGCACGCTGCGCCTCAACCGCGCGCTCCCGCTGGAACTTGTTTACCTGATCCTCAAACTTCTCTTTTTCCCTGCGAAGAGCTGCGAGCGGCTGAGCCTTCTGCTCTGCCTGAATGTCCTTTACTGCCTCAAAGCCACCCTGAACAGCTCGTTGGGCAGCCTCTCCCCAAGAACTGCGCATCTTCCGCTCCTTCTCCAGAGAAGAAACGATGGAGGCGCGGCCTTGAGAAAGCTCTGACACTTGCTTGGCAAGAGCAACCATTGGTTGGTCCATGCCGTAGGCGCTTTGAGCTTCAATAGTGCTGTGAACCAGCGCGCCCGCCACCATGGGGTCGTTCATGAAGTGGGGGTTAGCGGCGTGAAGGCTGCTAAACACGCGCTTCACCGTGGTTTGGTCCTGGTCACGGAGCGTCGGGTTTAGCTGCAACATCCCACGGAACGTGTCGTTCTTTTTCTTAGCGTCCGCCAGACGGGTCACTAACGACTGAGCGCCACCAACAGCGGCACCTACACCCATCATGGCTAGCGGAGCCAAGAACGCAGGGTGCCGGACAATGTCGCTGATTAAACTGGGCGGAGGAGCATTGGCAGTCTTTGTAGCCTCTACCAGCGCGTGCGCGACTTTAGTGTGCTGTGAGTAACGAATTGCCACAAAAACCTCTGTAGGTCAGTAACCCTGTGGATAGCCCGCGCCCGGAGAGATTAGACCATGGCGCGCGCGCCACTGGTCTACCCGGTTTGCTCCTGCGGTTAGGCCAGACTTAGCAAGCTGGGCGCCCCCAAGCAGAGTACCACCTACAGCAAGTCCGACGCCGAGGTTTTTGGGCGCACCAAGGCTTTCAGCAAACCGGCCGCCATGCTCACCCACATGACTGATGACGTCCATCGTGCCGTGAGCAAGCTGCTTTAGCGCAGAGGCGGCAGTCTCTGATTTGCCTGCGGTCTTGAGCAACGCGCGCGCAATAGCGTGTCCACGAGAGGTCATGAGGTCCTCCGGTTGGCCTTGATCCAGTTGCTAACCTTGTGCAACTCCGCCTCTAGTTCGGTGAGCGCCCGCTGGTGGGCCTCGTAGCTATGCGCGGACTTAGAGAAGTCCGCAAACGTACGAACTACAGAAGAGCGAGGGCTGATCTCTCGCCCAGCTACCTTTGTTCCGTCACCGTGCATAAGGTGGCTAAGCTTACCAAACGCCAGCTTTGCAAGCTCTGCGTCTACCTTGGCCCAAGCAGAGAAGATCTCGCCGGAGGTGGCCCCTTGGAGTGAAGCTGCCTTCACCTCACCAGATAGAGAAACTAGGTGCTCGTTCATATCGCCGCGAGCAGCCTCGTAGTTCTGCGTAACCTCGTCGTGAGCAGCACGAAGCCGGTCACTCAGGGCGTGCACATCCCCGCGCACCCCGTCTGCCGTTCGAGCCGAATCCACAAAGGAGAACGAAGAGGTCTTAAACTGCTCAGGAGGCATCGAGTACTCAAGCACGTCGATTGTTACCTCCCGGGGCCGCGCCCCGTCGTTAAGAGCTTGTAGCACGGCAGCTGGGTCCGCAGGCCCACCGTCAATGTGAACCGCGCGCATGGAACCGGAGGTCGAGGCGAACTTACGATTAAACGCCTCAACATTTGCCTGCTCCACCACGCGCCGAACCTGCTCGGAGTTAAGCTTTACATGCCCAATCGTGTGAACGACGGCTTCGGTAAGGCTTAGATCTCCGGTCTCGGCAAGCCGTGCGGCTTGCTTTCCGAGGTTTTCGAAGGTCATAGCATCCATGGGGGTATCCATTTTTCTGGATCTGTTATTAGGGTAGCGTATCTAGGCCCTCCAGGGAAACCCAGTACACATGAGTGATATCGCAGACAATCTAAGTCTACAAGCCACGATCTCGGATTTCCAGAGGAGAATTAGAACGCTGGAATCTTCCGTGTATGGGCTAGAGCAGCAACCTTTACGGGTTGATCTCCTGTACGGGCTTTACCTGGACACGCACAAAACTTCAGAAAAAAGCCAGTTTTTAGCAAGGATGTGGTGTCGGCAGATCTTTGCGCTAGACGCCCGGCAACTCTTAACACTAGCCAGAAACACGGGTGACCCGTACCCCTGGCGGCCGATGCTTGCGATGCTCGACGACTACCTGTCAAACGGCTTTGACGTTGCTCCGGCTAGGGAGCACCTCCTTGGAGCGGCCCAAGACCTTCTAAACGCGCAGGGCCTTGACCTCGTACAGCCGTACGACGTGATGGCTCATCCGTTCGCGATTCGGGTGGCTTCTTCGGCTATCAGAAATAGCGACGGAGATATTGATGTCCAAAACAAAACAGAAAGCAAAGACCTACAACGCTAGCGCGATTCGACAGCTAAAAGGGCTAGAAGCCGTCAGAGAGCGCCCGGGTATGTACTTGGGCGATCCTACTTCGGGCGACGCGCTCCACCACCTGATCAAAGAGGTAGTGGACAACTCGGTGGATGAACACCTTGGGGGGCACTGCGACACCATCGAGGTGCGCCTCCTCGCTGACGGTTACTGCTCAGTCAAAGACAACGGGCGGGGCATCCCCGTAGACATTCACCCAGAAGAAGGCGTAAGCGCCCTTCAAATGGTGATGTGCTCCCTGCACGCTGGGGGCAAGTTCGATAACGATTCGTACGAGCAGAGCGCTGGGTTACACGGCGTTGGTGTTAGCGCCGTAAACGCCGTGAGTTCCCGGTGTGACGTTCACATTTGGAGAGACGGGCGCTACTGGCACCAAGAGTACGCCCAGGGGGTACCACAGGGCGACGTACAGGATATGGGCGAGTGGACT